GCTCCTGCCGGTATAGTGCTAGAAGTATTATTTTGTGAGTCTATATTTCTCGCTTTAATCATTTGTGTTTTAGCGAAAGCCCCAAATTTATCTGCTTTGTTTTCATCTTCTAATAACGCAGCCGCAAGCATTGCAGCCATTTCTAATTGCATCAAGCGAGTAAAATACGCAGGGAAATATTGCTCATCTACGTCATATTGTAAGCTCGCATAGACTGGCGTTAAATCAGTATATAATTTGTTCTCGAAAATTTGGTGCTTAGATGTAGGATTCTGTTTACCTACTAAGCGTAAGAAATCTGATGGTAAGGAATAAGCATAACTGAAATCAAATAGTGGTGTTGTAGTTAATCTATTTAATTCTTCTTGCCTAATAGAAAATCGCCATGCGCTTGATTGCAACATGTCCTTTTTGACTGTTGGATATATAGAAGCACAAATCCTTGCTTCTCTTGTTTCATCTAAGAAAGATTCAATTTCTTCTGCGCCTATAAGCTGTAAAGCGGCTGCGCAGATACTAATATCCGTAGTAATAACAGCCATAATTTCCTATTCAATTAAAGCATGCCCCCGGCATAAATGCCGGAGACACACAGTTTCTAAAATTAATCAGAGTCAGTCGCAGTAATAGTAAGACCGTCTGAAACGTCAACTGTTGAACTAGAAGCAGCGTTAACGATGACAATAGAGTGTACCGGAGTACCACCTGTTGAACTAACTACGAACATAATATCGTTAGTAGTTAGGATGTCATTAGCAGTCAAGAAATAGTCTGCTGTGTTAACTGTCGCAATAGTGTCAGTTGTGTTATACATCCAAATTTTTGGAGATCCCGGTACACCACTTTGGTTTACCAAGACTAAATTTTTCTTTGAAAAAGCCATAATAAAATCTAATTAAAGGTTAATAAAACTAAGCTTCGTAAGTATCTACGAAAGAAATACCTAACTCGTCGATTACTTTAGAACCGGCAGAGAAGAAAGCAGTTACTAAGTGCGCACCATAATCTTGGTGGTACTCAATTTCTACTTTGATTTCCATACCCATTACAAGACCGATTGCAGACTTATGGAAGAAGAAGTTGTTACGAACATTAGAAGCTAATGCCAAACCATTTTCGTCAGCTAAGTTACCAATTTGCTTGAATTTGAAACCGTAGTAATCGTTGATCTTACCATTAGCAAGAACTCTATTGCTGTTGTAATCAGATGATGCAACAGTAGTTTCTTGAGTTAATGAATGGTGAGAATTGGTATGAATGACACCAAAACGATCAGCGGAAGGTACACCATTAATATCAAGTTGCTTTGCAGCTTCGGCTAATTTTGCAACGTTTAAGTTGGTATTAGCACCACCGATAGCAACGCCAACAGTGTTAGTGTATGAACCGTCTAATAGTTCTAAAGCGTCAATAACCACTTGGTCAACTTTACGGCCAGCAGCCATAGCAACAGCTTTAGCACTTTCTTGTTTAGCGTCAAAGTTAACTTCGCCTTGTAAGAAAATGTCAGTCCATTGAGCTACAGAGTATTTAGTAGTTTGAACTTCTACAGCAGATGCACTTTGGTTAGTAGCAACTACAGGAGTTCCAATTACTCTTTCAGCCGCAGCTAAAGTTCCTAAGATTGGGAATTGAGTTTTGTTACCGTTGATACGTCTGTATCTGGTACATTCAGCAAGAGTGTTACCTTCTTCCTGATAAGATTGATGCACTTCTGCCTCAAACTGTTTTACCTCTAAGGTATCTAAAATATTATTAGTCATAGTAATATATAATATGTTGTTAAAAAATTATTAAGTTTCCTAACGATAAGGGTTGTCCTTTTGGGGCCTTGATCTTGCGTACTTTTAGTTTTTACGCCAAAAACCGCTTCATCAGAGGCCAACATATTACTATGTCGGGTTAGTCAGATTCCGCTTTATATTTCAATAATAGTTCTTGAAATATAAAGAGTCAATTACTTTTTAGCTTTAGCCTCGTTCTCTTCGGCAACTAGAGCAGCACGCATCATTTTTTGATACTGTTCTTGCTGTGTTCTGTCAAAACCGATAGACTTTGCATTGTCAGCTTTAAATTTAAATGCGTCAGCTTTCAACTCGGCAGCACTCTTTTCAGGTGTACCATTATTGTTTTGTAATCCCGGTGTTGATAACTCCCCACCAACTAAATGACGGTATAAGAAATCAATACCAGCCGAAGTATCAGCTAATGATTGTAGGATTTGTTGATCTTCCGGCGGTAATTTGTCAGTAAATTCCTGCAACTTACCAATAATAGTATCTGCCTGCGGCCCTAATTTTTCTTTAATCTGATCGTTTGATTCTGCTAAAGAAGCCATGTTTTTTAAATGAGCTTCTACTAGTCTTGACGCTTGGTCTTGACTTAGGTTCAACTCTTTAAATACTGGAATCATAGCTTTCATATCTGGGTCGTCTACAGATATTTCTGTTCCCTCCAAGCCTTCAACATTATTAAAATTAAACTCATATTTTTCTGGTGCTTTTGGTGCTGCACCTTCCATATCTTTGATTTTTGTACCTAACTCTCTAGCGTATTTGGTACTTTCACGATAACCTTTTTCTAGTTCTTCAACTGATTTATATTTTCCAGCTAATAAAGTTTGATTATTATTTAATTCCCCATCAGATGTATTGTCTGTTGGGGCAGTCGTTGTGTCATTAGACACATCGGCTGGTTGGCCTTCATTTAGATTTTCTGTTTCCATGGGAATCTACTTTTTTAATTATTAATAAAATTTTACGATAGAGGTTATTCTCCCCTTCACGCAATGCCATACCAATAGCAGTATTAACGCCATCGGTATACATTGATTGAAAGCTAGGCTTCTCTATTGTAATGCGGCGTAAAGCTTCAAGAGCCTTAGCACCTTTCTCGCCTTTGAAAGCTTGAGCAATCATAATTTCATCATCGCTCAAACCAAGAGATTCTATTTTTTGATTTTCAATATCCTCAAGACCTTTCCATCCGTCAGTCATATTATTTCTTTTTAGTTGATTTTTTGTAAATCCTTTTCTTTTTAGGGGCAGCCGGTTTTGGCTCTTCTATTTTTTCTTTATGATTGCACCAAATACACCATCTTGGTTTTGGTTGTGCTGATAAATAAATATGTCGGCCATTACGGCATCTTTCTTGAGTCATAGTTAAACCATTGGTTGTTCTGGCTGCGCACCTTGAGCAACACCAGCTTGTTGAGCTAATACTTGCTTGACAGCGTCCATTTGTTCTTGAGTTGGTAAAATATTTGACCTTACGCCAAGTAATCTTGAAAGCTCTGCACCAAATTCAATTGGGTTAGTCATCATCATTAACCCTTGTGGGCCAAAGAAGCCACTAACAATTTCAGCGTATCTTGTCATTGCTGTTAATTCTTCTTGGTCTTGAGCAACAGCTAATGGCGACACATGCTGAATACCAATATTATTACCATCAACAGTAAATCCACTAAGGTCAATCATACCTAATTCTTCTAGTATGTATAAACCTCTCATCATAATTTGTTCTGCGCCTTCACTTTGCATACGACCGAAAGGTGAACCCATACGTTTTGCCATTCTTTGCGCTCTATGTGCAATCTCGGTAGCTGTCTTAACCGGTGCGTCAATCTCGCCCATTGGTTCAGCCATCAAGATACCTTTAATAGATTTAATCAAATCTTGCATGATAATCTGGCTCACATTGAAATCAGCCCCACTACGAAGTGGTGCAATGCTCGGCCCATTTGGATTACCCGGATTAGCCATAACTGGTATCTTAGCACCCGGCTCCATAACAATATTCTCAAGATTGATAATACCATCATCAACCACAGTCCACATACCGGATATTGCTAAAGCAGCATTTTTAAGAACTAGCTCTTTAGTTTTATTTAAAGTTTTATTGTCAGCCAATGCTTTTAATACTGGGCCTCTTCCGTAAACTTCACCTGCTGATACTGCGTATCTTACATTAATCCACGGTTGGCTCTTATTCTCACGGTCAACAATTACTTCTTTTGTTTTTTCTTCCTGTACAATATAGCGGAAGCCATCAGTCATTTGTTCTTTACTGATAGACTTACCGCCCCTGTCTTGAGTAAGCACTCTACTTTTAACTTTATCTTGAATAGTGTACTCAATGATGCAGGTTTCTTCGTATGGATTAGTTTCTATTGCTGCTTGAAGCGTTTGAGATAACTTAGCATCTGGCCATGTTTCTTTAATAAGATGGTTTGGCAGTTTCCATTTACGGAACCTACCACCAACAGAACCAAACTTACCTCTTTCAAGATAAACTTGATCTAATGGTATAGCTTCAAAGATAAATGGTTTGTCTCTGGTACCTTTGTGCATAAGCATATTACCAGTACCAACCATCCAGTCCTCTAAGAACTCTGCTACTTGAATGTCAAAATTACTATTGTGAAGTGAAGTAAAAAATAAATCAGTAATATCTTCTAGTTTTTTATTAAGATCACCGGATTTGTCTTTAAGTAATGGGCCTAATTTAAGCTTACCCCAATTTTTCTGTGGTGGGAATATCTCGGCTTGTGCGTTAGATACTGCCTCGTCCAGTGCATCTTGACCGGTAGAGTCAAATATGCGATCAGTATTAGTACGCTTAGACCCTTCTTGTGGGTCATCAAACGTATCTCTTTGAGGCGAAAAATATTCAAGAGCCTCTTTATATGTATTGCGCCAATTTGTTTTACGGCTAACTGCATTTTGAAAACGCTTATAAAGAGTATCTTTTTTATCCATAAATTACGAAGTTAATTTGTTTGACTCTACAAAACCTTTTTCGGAAGTAGTAATAAGCGATGCTCTACCTCTTCCACGTCTACGGATACCTTTTAGTTCATCGGTATTCTTTTGAGCCAAAGCTTCTTTAGCCATTCTAGCCTCTTCTTGCTGGCGTTTTAATTCAGCCCTTTGTTCTTCGGCTGCTTTAACTTGTGCGCTATTGTCAGGCGCGCTCGGTCTACTTCCCATAATTAAAAATTAATTTTTAATTTTAACTTAATTGATCTATTCATCAAAGTCAACCTGTATATTATATTCAATCAACTTTGTTTTAAAACTCTCATATGTTTCAAATTCTTCTATGTTCTCTAAGTTAGTTGACATATATTGGTTGGGTTCAATAATACCATATGCTGACGGGTGTCTATTACCTTCATCATCAAAATTATACGCTATAAAATATACTGTTTTTACAGGTTTAACTATCTCTAACATTAAGCTGGCCCTCCATCAATAATTGTCCATAAATATTCATTAACTAAATGTCTTCTAGCAGTTTCAGCAGCCAAAGAAAAAGTAGCGTTTCCTCCATTAAAAAATACTCCTGTCTGGACATTTTGTGCGGCCCAACCAATTAAAAGTGCATCGTAATTAGCTGTACTAAGCGTTGTTCCTTCAAACATATTATATGCACTTGTTAAGTTAGAAACATTCCAAGAACCAAAATTAACATCTAAATTTGTACAAGCCTGAAATGTGCTGTTCATTAGATTAATAGTACTTGTATCAAGATAAGCTAAATCTGGTTCGTTCAGATTAGCCATATTGCGAAATGTGCGATTTAAACCGGTTAATCGTGATAAATCCCAATTTTTAATACCTGGTATTGATGTAACAGTACTACAACCTCTAAACCATTCAAATGGACTGGTCGCTCCACCAAAATCAAATTTATCTTTAGCAGTTATCTCCATGTTAATACACCCATGAAAAACCGAAGTATTAGGTGATTTAAAACAACCCCAGTTCTCAACAGATCGAACTTTTTGACAATCGCCCCCATTAGCAAAACGAAAATTACTAAACAAACCTTTTATTGAAATTTGATAAGTTCCTGCTGCAGAATAAGTATGTGTCCATCTTGAATCCGAAAATGATGTTATATAGTCTGTAGACCCATCACCCCAATCTACTAAACACGCATAGGAGCCTATTTCATGTACAGGAACCTTGAATTGAGTACTTGATGAAACTCCAGGGAAATCGGTTTTAACTGTAAACACAAAAGGTGGATAGTCATCTTGAGAATATAAATAATCCATTATTATGCTATATCTTTATACACTACATGGAATGTTTTAGCAGTTTCTGTCGCATTAAACACAAAAGTAACATTCATTAATCCTGCTGAAATAGAAGGTCTAATAGGAATATATTTTGAAGCTGCTATTGCTGGTGAATAATCAGACACAGCACCATAAACACCATCACCATTATAAACAGTAACCCCTGCATCACCGGGAGATACTGCATTTTTTATAGTAAAAGCTGTAGATGCTATACCTGCTGGAATAAAAATACCAACTAAAGATTTATTAATTAAATTAATTTGTTCTGATTCAGTACCAGACGAAATAGTAAAAGATTTAACAAAACAATTAGCACTCATTTTTTATTTATATATTAATTTATTAATTTTGCCCCTCGCTTTAGTAAATGCCTATATAATTGATAAGGTGTTACAGCTTTATTAGTTATACCTAAAAACATTTTTACTGTACTTACACAAGTAGGGAGCATATTCCATATATTAAAATTTTTATTAGAAAAGTCAATTGGTATTTTAATTCTTAAAATTACTAAATTATCATTTTCATTTATTAATATGTGAGCTAGTTCATTAGCAGTAACATCTTGGTAAATAGCTGTATTTATATTAGCTTTGGTGTGATCGGCAAAATATACATAATCCCCTATTTGCCGAAAACAATAACAATGGTAAAAAGGATATTTTAAAAAAGTATGAATTTTAGTAGGTCTTACATTATGCGCAGAAAAAACTACGTACCACATTGTAAATTTTAAATCTTCCATATACTCCAATTACTTTTATTAATTATTGTTTTTAGCTGTGATTTCTGATTACCTCTTGTGATCGCACGATAAGAACCAGTTGATAAACACACATATTGGTTGGCATCGTGAACATGCGAGAATTGGTTTTTCTCTGGCTTATCTTCAAATTTACCGCCGCCGGAAACATTTAATTGTCGGTAACGATAACCACCATTGAAACCTCTTTTAAGCGTCGGGCATTTCTTACCATTGATAATATATGCTGGCTGACCATTAACCAGTCTGCCAAGTTCATAGCTAACACTTTCAATCCTCATCTTAATTTGGTTTGATGGTGCTGATGCTACAGTAACTCCTTGCGCTCTCATTAAATCCTTTGCTGATTTTTGCTGCTGATCTTTAAACTCCCCTGCTGGGTCGCCATAGCATTTATACTGGTACCCTTTGTAATCTTTATTCAAAACCTGTATTAATATTTTGGCAAAATTTTGAATTGATGTATCAATAGTTACTATTTCCTCAAGCACT